CATGCCGCGCACGATCACACGGCAGGCATGGGAAGCGCAGATGAACAACCTCCTGAGTCAGATGCTGGACACTGAAGGGGCCGTGATATCGACCTCCGATGACACGTCACTGCGCGGTCAGTTCTACGATATGCTGGAGGAGTTTTCCACGCACATGCAGTCCGCGCTAGACAAAGAAGAGATGTTGCTTCGTCGCCCATGGACCGACGAGGAGCAGGGCCGAACATTCTTCCGCCTCAAAGATTTCGAGGCTTTCCTGAAACGAAATAAGTTCTTTGAGTATAAGAGCAACAAAATTGCACAGCGCCTTCGCGACATTGACGGCAAGTCCGAGCAGTTCCGAATAAAAGGCCGAGTGGTCCGCTGCTGGTCAATTCCGGCGTTCGCCAAGGTCACCGAGGAATTTGAATCCCGGTTCGAGGACGAGGAGGAGATGCCGTTTTGAGCAACACCATAAACAACTGGAGTGAGATTCTACGAGAGTTACGGAAGCAGGCCGGAATGACCCAGGCCGAGTTGGCGTACAGAGCAGCCATGTCTCAGAGGACCGTGGCCGAGTACGAAAACACCAACACGCCACGGCAACTATCAATCTATAAGGTCGAAACAATATTAGCCGCGCTAGGGTACGAGCTTGACGCGATAAAGGTAGCCAACGATGTTTAGGTACTTTGGACCCCCCGGAACCGGCAAGACCACCACGCTTCTGAATCAGGTCGATGCCCTGCTGGCAGGGGGGATGGCTCCGAACGAAATCGGGTATTTTGCTTTTACGCGGAAAGCGGCCCACGAAGCACGGGACCGTGCTGTTGCTAGATTTAATCTAGACCCGGAAAAAGATTTCCAGTTTTTCCGCACCCTCCACAGTCTGGCGTTTCAGGTACTGGGTATGACCGCTGCCGAGGTCTTGGGCGACCGGGGCCTCAAGAACTTTAGCAAGGAGACGGGCGTTGACCTGTCTTCCGCAGGCAATGAGCACATAGCGGATGACGGTTTTGTGTTGCTAAAAAGCAACAATCCCATCATGCGTGCAATTGACCTCGCCCGGAATTCTTTGGAAGGTCCGCTATATGCTTACAACCAGACCGAGCTACCCATACCATTTTACGAATTTGAGCATTTGTTTTCGGAGTACACGCGGTTCAAAGCCGTAAATGGGCTGAAAGATTTTACCGATATGATGGTCGAACTGTCCGAAAGGCCCGGAAGCATTCCGTTTTTGAAAACCGTGTTTCTTGACGAGGCGCAAGATCTGACTCCGTTGCAGTGGAAAGTGGCCCATCATTTAAGCGACAGGAGCGACCGCATGTTCGTCGCAGGCGACGACGATCAAGGAATCTACCGTTGGGCAGGAGCGGATATTGACCGGTTCGTGACACTGGGCGGCGGCTCTGAGGTCCTCACGCAGTCGTACCGGATACCGCGCAGCGTTCACCGGGTTGCAGATTCCGTGGTCCGCAGAATCCACAAGAGGCAGAAGAAGGACTGGTTGCCGAGAGAATTTGAGGGGAGCGTGCAACGCACTTACGATGAGACGGGCGTGTCGTTTGGTACTGACCAAGAGTGGTTGGTCCTGGCCCAGGCCAATTACATGCTGGATGATCTGGCGGCACACCTCAAATCGAGCGGAGATTTTTTTGAACGCCGGGGCGCTCCCTCGCTCAAGCAAAACGTCCGTAACGCCATTGGTTCATGGAACTACCTCCAGCAAAGAACCCACCACGAAGTGTCTTTAAAGGAAGCGGTCAACCTTTACGACCACATATCTAGCGGGAGTGGCCGATTAAAACGCGGTGCTAAGAAGATGCTGGGAGGTGCCGACGAACAAGACCTGTTTTCGTTGGGCACGTTGCGGGCGCATTTTGGCTTGGAAGCACCCGACGCCACGTGGGACGTGGTGCTGGACCGGATTGAGGACGAGGACCGGGCCTATGCGACGGCGCTGCTTAACCGGGGCGTCAACATTTTTGAGAAGCCCAAGATCCGACTCTCCACGATCCACGGCGCAAAAGGCGGGGAGGCTGACAACGTCCTTCTGTTCACGGACCTGTCCGGTAAAGCTTTGAAAGAAATGGAAAAAAATCCCGATGACGCCCACCGCGTGCTATACGTTGGCGTTACGAGGACCAAGCAGAATCTGGTTTTGAAGATGCCCGAGGATTCGCAGCGGGGGTGGGCAATATGAGCCGCGTACTTTTGCCAGTGAGGCGGATGCTAGTAATCTTGGAAAGTCCCTATGCCGGAGATACAAACACCAACCTGGAGTATGCCCGTGAGTGTCTTTTAGACAGCTTGTCGCGGGGGGAATCTCCCATAGCTTTTCACTTGTTGTACCCGCAGGTTTTAGATGATGACCATCCGGTTCAACGCGCGTTAGGTCTTGATGCGTCCGCAGAGTGGTACGAGAAGGCAAACGCCATCGTTGCATACACCGACCTTGGGATTTCCCCCGGCATGGAGAAGGGCATCAGCCTAGCGGAGAATTTGGCGATTTTTGTCGAATACAGAAAAATACGGAGTGCTGACTGAATGCCTGCAAAAGAAGCCTTGGAGAAAGCCGCCGAACTCGTAGGCGGTGACCGCGCCGAAGCATACGGCGATATTTACCATAACCACAAAAACATTTCCATGCTGTGGAACGGCTACCTTTACAACATTGATGAGATAAGACCGGAGGATGTGGCGAACATGATGGAATTGATGAAAATAGCGCGACGAAAGACCGGCGTGTTCAGTGAAGACAATTACGTCGATGGCGCAGGATACGCCGCCGTTGCGTTGGAATGCAGAGAACGGGAAAACTACATAAAAGTGAGAGATTATAAATGAGCTTTTTTAAAGACACGGGAACGATTGAAGAACTAGACGCAATGCTGGCGATGGTTAAAGCTGAACCGGAAAAAAAGAAAAAGGCTAGCGTCTTTGAAATAAATCGACATTGCGCTCACTGCAACAAAGAAGTGCGGATTGCAGACGCGGAAAATCCCAACGAGAACGGGGAGTACACCAGAGTAATTTGTAGCAGGTGTTACGAATCTGAGATGGAACACTACAACCGAGAAGAAGAGTGGAATGACTATTTAAATAAAATGCAGGCACTACGGGACATTGGCGTTATTGTGCTAGAGGATTACCGTGAAGACTAATCTGAAAAAACCCAAATGGGGCGTGAAGACCGAATGGGTGCCCATTGACCACCTCCCATCGACGCCCAGCGGTATCAAGGAAATTGCAATAGACCTTGAGACCAAGGACCCACGTCTCAAGTCCCATGGTCCCGGTTGGCCCACGGGCAACGGAGACGTGGTTGGGTTTGCCGTTGCGTATGAAGGGTTTAACGCATACCTGCCCATTGCTCACGAAGCTGGCGGCAACCTCGACCGGGGCATCGTTATGCGATGGTTCCAAAAGGAAATTGCCAACCACCCGTCCGACAAGATCTTTTACAACGCAGCCTATGACGCGGGCTGGCTGGGTCAGATAGGCATAAAGCTGGAAGGCAGGATGCTCGACGCCATGCTTGCCGCACCCCTTCTCAACGAAAACCGGTTTACTTATTCGCTCAACGCCGTCGCATACGACTACCTGGGTCTGATGAAGAGCGAGGCTGCATTGCGCGAGGCCGCACAGGAATTTGGCGTAGACCCCAAGGGCGAACTCTACAAATTGCCCGCATGTTTTGTCGGTGAATATGCAGAGGCGGATGCCAAGCTTACGCTCGACCTTTGGCAGGTCTTCAAAGCCGAACTGACCAAGGAGGATCTCTGGCAGGTCTTTGAACTCGAAACGCAGGTTCTCCCACTTTGTATTGAAATGACCCGACGCGGCATCCGGGTAGACCTCGACGCCGCCGAGCGCCTGAAGCAAGACCTTATCAAAGTCGTCAAGAATCTAAAGTCCGATATTAAAAAGGAAACAGGTCTGGAGTTTGAACTCTGGGCTGCGGCAAGTATCGCGAAGATTTTTGACCATCTGGACATACCCTATGGCCGCACCAAGACGGGGCTACCCAGCTTTACCAAGAACTTTCTGGCGCAGCATGAACACCCGATTGCCCAGAAGATTGCAGCCGCCCGCGAGAACGACAAGATAGGCAACACCTTCCTGTCCAGCATAACGCGGTACACGGAGA